ACCTCTGCGATCCCGGCCGCTGCGGCACGAATCACGGTGTTGCGTAGCGTGGTGGTGATCTGGCGTTCTTGCTCGCGGACCTGAGTTCGTTGGGTGCCCAAGTCCGTGAGGTGTGCTTCTAGCTGTTCGGTGTTCATTTGTCGCCCGGCAGTTGGTCGCCGTCGTGGGTGTTCGTCGCGGGTGCTGGTGCGACGGTGTGGTCGGGGACGATGTTGCCGTGGTTGTCGAAGTGGCAGGGCAGTTGGCCAGCGATGTTGTGGTAGCAGGCGGGGTCTTCGTAACCGTTGCCGTGGACGGCTCCCCACCAGGCAATCGCGGCGACGAACAGGATGGCTAGCAGTCCGCCGATGGCGGTGGGGATGATCCGCTCTTTCATTCCTGGCTCCTTCAGAGGCTTCCTGTAGACATCTCTACAGTACCTCCGGCGCGTAGAGCGGTCTACATCTCGTGCGATGAATAAGCGGTGAAGGGCGGGCTGCGCTTTGCGTCTTTTCGGCCGCCCGTCCCCCACCAACGGAGCCGCGCCCGAACCCCTCACCCGACCCCTACCACTCAAAGTGCTCCGCGCGGACGGGCAACGCATCGACCTGTCCCGCCGCGACTCCGGGCAGATGCTCGTCGCCACCCGACAAGCCTGGTCAGCCAGCGCATGGTCATACCGTGACCTCATCGGCGAACTTCGGTATGCGGTTCGCTTGCTGTCCCGGTCAGTGGCCCGCGCCCGGTTCTACCCCGCGCAGATCCGCCCCTGGCCCGACGATCCCGCACCGCTGGACGGGAAAGACCACAACCTCGACAAGCAACTCGCCGCTGACGCGATGCACAACTTCAACCGGCTCCCCCTCGACGCCAACCCGGACGGGTTCACCGCCCGGCTCGTGGAAAACCTCTCCATAGCCGGTGAGGGCTGGATCCACATCGACCCGGACGAACAATTCTGGGTCAGGTCCACCAGCGAAATCACAGCCACCGCAGACGGTAAAGTGATGCTTAACATTCTGCCGTCGGCGACAGCCACATCCGGTCAGCGGCAAATAAATCCAGCGTCTGAGGATTTATTGCGCTGTTGGGTGCCCCACCCCGAGTGGGGACAACTAGCGGATTCCCCGATGCGCAGCCTGTTGGACGTGGCCGAGGACGTGGTGTTAGCCGGTCGGGAACAACGCGCCGCCGCCCGGTCCCGCGTCGCCGCGAACGGGATCCTGCTGCTGCCGTCCACATTGTCGCTGGCCCGCACCCGCGACGAAGACGACGACCTAGATGATTCTGTGTCGTCCGATTCGTTCATGGCGGATTTCACGTCGGCGATGCTCGCCCCCATCCGTGATGATGGTGACCCGCAAAGTGTCGTGCCCATCGTCATCAAAGGTGACCTGGAAGACCTCAAAGGTGTCCAACACGTTGTCCTGCAACGCGCCGACGCGGAAAAACTGATCGAGAGGCAAGCGTCGGCGATTCTGCGGTTGCTGCGCGGTTTGGATGTGCAACCCGAACAGGTTCAGGGGATGGGTCAAACGAACCACTGGACAGCTTGGATTCTCGACGCGCAATCCATCAAGCACCAGGTGGGGCCGATGGCCGAAACAATCGCCGCGTGCTTGACCCAAGCGTTCCTGCGCCCGGCGTTACTCAGCTTGAAACACGACCCGGCCGCGGTCGCGCAAGTGATGATCGCCGCGGACATCAGCCCCCTCGCGGAAGACCCTAACCGTGGGCAAGCCGCGAAAGACGCCCACGACCGCGACGCCATCAGTGATGCGGCGTTGCGGGAAGCGCTCGGGTTCGACGACGACGACGCCCCGAACGAGATGGAACTGGTGCGCCGCTCCCTGGACAAGGGGCGGATCACACCGCAAGCGATCCCGCTGATCGTGAAAGTGTTGAACGGGCAGATGCCGACTGCGGAGGACATCGCGGCGGTCACGGGGCAGACACCGCCGATCCCCGCCGCGCGGGCAGTGACCATCGGGCCAGCTGTTCCGGCGCGGAAACAGTTGCCGGCGGTGTCACCGACGAACACGATCCCGAACAAACCCGTCCCCACGAAACCGGCCACCAGCAACGGTGGCCCGGTCACCGCGGCCGCCGGGTTGGACGCGCAGCTGGTCGATCGGATCACCGTCGCCGCCGACGCCGCTGTCGCCCGCACCGTGGAACGCGCCGGGGCGCGGGTCCGCACGGCGGTGCGTTCCAAACGCGCCCTCACCGCAGCCCTCAACGGGATCGAAACACATTTGATCCCCGCGCAACTAGGTAGGGAACGCGTGGCCCAACTGGTGCCCATCCCTGACCTTGTGACCGGGAACTACACGCGCCTCGAGGGGCAGGTGCGGCAATGGCTGGTCGCGGCTGGTGTCCCGGACCCGGATCGGGTGTGGGAAGCCCTCAGCGTGGCGCTGGACGAGGCGGCGGAGCGGGCCATGTTCACCCCGAACCCGACGCCGGGGGCGTTGCTGGTTGACCGCCGAAACATCGAGAGGGTGTTGACATGACCGCACCGACGACAGACACATCCGCTGAATCGACGGCGCAGCCAGAAACAGACCCGGACGCCGAGAACGTCGAGAATCCAGTGGATGTGGCTACGTCTGCCGTAGACGACGCGGCAACCGATGAAAGCGGTGATCAGGGTGACGTGGTTGCCGCGTCGGTATCAGTAAACGAACGCAAGAAAGCTAAGGAAGACGGGGATACATACCCCGGCACCGACCAGTTCCCGATCGGCACGCGTGACCAAGCCGAAGCTGCTGTGCGTCTCTACGGGCGCAGCGATCTACCGGCCGAAAAGGTCAAAGCGTGGCTGATGCGCCGGCTGAAAGCTAAGGGATGGGACGATCTCATCCCGGATGCGTGGAAGTCTGGGAAAGCGGTGACCGCGGCACTTCAGTTTGATGACGATCAGCGCGCCGCGATCACCGCCGCGGCGACAGCGTTGCTGGACAAGCTAGGTCCGGCGCAGGCGTACCGGCAAGCACCTCTCATTTTCTGGACTCCGGAATCGTTGGCGATCGCCGATGGTGTTATTGAACCGCCGATCGATGACCCGGAAGCGCTCACCGCCGCAGGGTCCAGCGATCTACCCCCGATCAGCTTGTTCGATCCACCTGCTGACTTGCCACCCGGCACGGGTCATTACGTCGCTAACGAACTGACAGACGGGAAGTACCGTCGCGTGTACGGCCGGTTAGCGGAGTGGGATGTGCCGCATATCGGGTTCGACGGGCGACCCGTGTATCCCCCACGGACCAAGAGTGGGTACCGGTGGTTCCACACAAAATCAACGTGGGTGAACGGCGCGAACGGGCCGGAACGCTTAAAGATCGGGCATCTCACGTTCGGTACCGGGCACGCTTCCACGGATCCGAGTGTCGGGCACCTCGCCGCAGCCGCGCATTACGACAACTCCGGATATCGCGGCGCGAAAGTCCGCATGACTGAAGACCAGTACGGCCCCGTTTACTCTGGGATCACCGTCGCCGGACTGGACGGTCCCCGCCTTGAGGAGTTTTCCGAGTCGGACACGTCCGGTGACTGGCGGCGCATCATGGGCAACCTTGAACTTGTGGCCGCGCTGTGCGTCAACGTCGGAGGATTCCCCAAGGTCGGGCTCTCCCTGGCGGCGTCGGGTGAACCTCTCGCGTTGGTGGCGTCCGCGAAAGCGTGGGGGCGCACCGCCACATTCGACTACGACGCGATGGCTGATGCCGTTGTACAGCGCATCGACCAACGCGAAACAGCTAAGGATCTGCTCAGCCAGCGGGATGCGCTACTGGCCAGCTTGGACGACACCGCTGATGTGATCCAAGATCTGCTCGCCGAGGTAGACGACACAGCGGTTGTCGCGGCGGCGCTACTCGCGGATCTGAGTGATGTGGACCAAAAAGAGCGTGACGGTGACGCGCTCGTCGCTGACATTTCGCGGATGCCGCCGCAGTTGATGGAGTCGTATCTGCACGGCAAAGCCGCCGCGAAGATCATCTGGGGGTCTCCTGGGGATTTCAAAAGGTGCGAACTAGAAGCGGAGCACCACGGAATCCCCAAGCACATGCGCGCCGGAATGTGCGCCACATTACACAAGCTAGCCACCGGGGCGGTTCCTGGGCAAGCACCCGCAGAACGTGCCCTTAAGAAGTAGACACGCGTCTTTTCTTCCCATCTCGGTTGGCGATCTCTAGCATCGCGCCCGAGTAGGGGCCTCGCCTTTGAGCGCCTAGCGCCTGGCGAACGGTTCCGGCCTAGCCGGTCACCCCCGCAATTCCCCATCTTTGACCGGAAGGGCCGGTTCAGGCATGTCTTTGGATGAGCTCAAGGGTCTTCTTGAGCAGTTGAAGTCCGACGCCAGCGCGGTGAGTGATGAACAGCTCGCGGCGGCGATGGACGAGATCCGTTCGCAGGTAGCGGAACAGCGTAAGGCGACCCCGAATCAGGACGTTATCGCCGTGTTGCGGGACCTGAAGGGTGTCCGTGAGGCAGTGGTCGCCGAACAGGCGTCCCGCGCGGAGGCCGCAGCGCAGCTCGCGCAGGAAACGGCGGGGTTGTTGGACGAGTTAGACACCGAGCCCGAGGCCCCTGCTGCGTCAGTACCGGGCGAGGGGGATAGCGGTAACGCCGCGCCCGTTGAGTCCGCAACGCCGGACGCCCCGGCCGCTGAGACTCCAGCTGGCGACCCGCCGCCGGAGTCCCCGTCGGACATTGCGGCGGTGGCCGCGTCCCTCGCGGCGCTCACCGACGTCCTGAAGATGCAGTTCGGGATCACCGCCAGCGGCGAAACAAACAACAACACCAACACCGACGAGGGTAAACCCACCGGCAGGTCCGCCGGCCGGTTGTCGGCGCACGCCCCCGACACCGCCGCGCCCGCCTCACGGGACGCGGTGCGCCTCGAGGTCCGCGCCGCCGGTTCCGTCGGTAGCTACCAGCACGGTCAGCCGATCGCCTCGACTATCGAACTGGGCAAGGTCGTTGCTGACCGGTTACGCGGCGCTTCAGCGCGGGGTGGTCGCGGGGAGAAGTTGTACGTGGCGAACGTGGTCGCGGACTACCCGGACTCCCGGTTGTTACGCGCCGACGACGTTGAGGGCAACTACACCAAGATTGAGAACGTCACCTCCACCCCGGCTTTGGTGGCTGCGGGTGGGTTGTGCGCCCCGCTGGAAACTCTTTATGACGTGTCGGTTCTGGGGTCCACGTCCCGGCCGGTGCGGGACGCGTTGGCGCGGTTCGGGGTGGATCGGGGTGGTATCCAGTACCGGCCGAACACGTCCGCCGCCGCCGCTGTATACGGGGCGGGTGTGTGGACCGTCGCTGATGACGCGGCGAACCCGGTGGGCAGCAAGGGCTGCTACGTGGTGGACTGTCCCGGCATCCAGGAAGCGGTCGTTGAAGCGATCTACCTGTGCTTGGAGTTTTCGAACATCACGGCCCGGTTCGACCCGGAAACCACCGCGTCGAATGTGCAACAGGGGATGATCGCGCACGCGCGGTTGGCGGAGAACGAACTGTTGCGGCAACTCGCCGCCGGGTCGAAGATCCTGTCCGCTGCGCAGGTCATCGGCGCGACCCGCGACATCCTGGTCAATTTGGACAAGTCCACGGCGTACTACCGCAACCGGCACCGCATCGAGGATTCCATCGCCCTCACCATGATCATGCCGGGGTGGGTGAAGTCCCTCATGCGCGCCGACCTCGCGCGGCAGATGGCCACCGACAACTGGATGGACGCCCTCGGACTCGCCGACGACCAGATCTTGCAGTGGTTCACCCGCCGCAACGTCACCCCCGTGTGGCACCTCGACGGCCCCACCGGCCTGGATGAGGTGCAGACGGTGACGATCACCGGGTCGCCGACGGGTGGCACGTTCACCCTGACGTTCAACGGCCAGACCACGGGGAACATCGCGTACAACGCGACCGCCGCGACCGTCCAAGCCGCCCTTGAGGCCCTGTCGAACATCAACGTGGGTGATGTGACGGTGGCTGGTGGCCCCGGCCCCGGCACCCCCTGGACCGTCACCTTTGATGCGACGGATTCGGGTGGGCAGTTCCACGGCGCGAACGTGTCCCAGATGACCGCCGCTGGTTCGTTCACTGGCGGCACCAGCCCAGCGGTGGGGGTGACGACAACCACGGGCGGCGGTGGGGCGATCACCGTAAACGGGATCTCGATCAACTCGCAGACCTACCCCGACGCGGCGGCGGGCAGCTCGATCCCTGGGTTCCCGGACACCATCGACGCGTTGCTGTTCCAATCCGGGTCCTGGTTGTTCCTCGACGGGGGGAACCTTGACCTCGGGTTGGTGCGGGACTCGACGTTGAACGACCGGAACCGGTATCGGCAGTTCACCGAAACCTTCGAAGGTGTCGCCAATCGCGGGATCGAGTCGCTGCGGCTGGTCATGTCGGTGCAGCCCACCGGCGCGACCGTCGGCACGATCTCCCAGTCCGGCATCAACGACTAACAGCCGGACTCGACGGTGGTTTTCACCAACGTTGCGGGTGTACCAGCCGCGCCACCAACCATGGGTTTGGTGGCCGCGGCGGTGCGCCCCGACCCGGAGCCAGCGCGGTGGGAGCAGGGGCTGGCGTGGATCCCGGAACGCTGCGCCACCGATTACGAGCTGGTGCCGTGGTGCGGGGACCCCGCCGGGGGCTACACCCCGCCCCGACCCGGCGCGGCCTATTACCGGCCGGTTGCGCTGCGCATCGCTGACCAGTGCTCCACATTGAACGGGCCTGTTGATTACGAGCGGGTCCGGCGGGTGGCTGACGCGCAAGCCCCGTGGATCATCGCTCGGGAGTTGTGGGACGGGGCGGGTTCAGCAGCGGACCCCTACACCCTCCCATCTGGGGGTTCGCCGGTCAGCAACGCCTATCTCGCGTCCACGGACGCGCAGATCGTCGGCGGGTCAGCCACCACCGCGCACCCCGGTCTGGGCCGGTTGGAGCAGGCGGCGATGGAAGCCACCCACGGCCAACCAGTCATGATCCACGTGCCGTTGGTGATCCTCCCCGAACTGTCCTTCGCGCTGCGCGTCGTCAACAACACCCTGTACTCCCACGCCGGGAACGTGATCGTCGCCGACGCCGGCTACCCCGGCACCGGACCCAACGGGCAAACGGCTGGGGCGACGGTGTGGATGTACGCCACACCCCCCGTTTCCGTGTTGATGTCCCCGTGGGATTTGGCCGAGAACGACACCTGGCAAGTGGACCGGGCGACCAACACGAGAACGGTGTGGGCGACGCGTTTGTTCGCCGCGACTTTCGACCCCTGCGCATTGTTTGCGACCGAAATCACTGTTTAAAGGAGTAATGGACAATGGCCTACGACGGTGCTGGGTCGCTCTTCGCGAGGGGATTGCGGCTCACCAAACTCAACGCCGACGGCAGCCCCACCACCGGGGCGAACAACTGCTACGTCACCGACGCCCTCGTGAAAATCACCTTTGGGCTGAACTACTCGTCACCGAACGCGGTGTCCCAGAACAACGGTTCGGGTATCACCTGCGTCTATTACCAGCCGCCGCCGTCGCTTCAGGGCGGCACTATCGGCGAGTTGACGGTGTGCACCCCCGATCCGCACATTCTTGAGTTCTGCTGCGGCGGTCACGTGATCTCCTCGGGTGGCACGAACGAAGTCCAAACGATCACCGTCACGGGCACCCCCACCGGCGGAAGTTTTACGCTGACGTTCAACGGGCAAACCACCGCGGCGATCGCGTACAACGCCGCTGCCGCGGCGGTGAAAACCGCTCTGGAGGCGTTGACGAACATCGCTGTCGGGGATGTCACCACTTCCGGTGGGCCGCTGCCCACCACGGCGGTGACCGTCACGTTCGCTGGGGCGTACGCATCCTCAGACGTGCCGCAGATGACGGCTACCGCCAGCTTCACTGGTGGCACCAGCCCCGCCGTGGCCGTCACCACCACCACCCCCGGTGTGATCGGCACCACCACCATCGGCTACCAAGCCCCCGCCGTGAACGTGGACCCCACCCCCAACGGGGTCGCGATCGAAGCGTGGGGAAACGGCATCCTGAACAACGCGACCCCCGCGAGCCTGCCGTACTTCCAGTGGGTCGCGCCCCGCGCCAAGTTGACCCCCTCGGACGTGTTCTCGCTGGAGGAAGCGAACTTCACCACCCCCAAGCTGGCCGGCACCTTGACGGAGAACGAGTTGTTCGCTGACGGGCCGGTGGGTGATGTGACGTTCCCCACGAACCGGGTGTGGCAGTTCGCGCGGGTCGCGTCGATCCCCACGCTGACACCGGGCTTCATCACCGTCACCTGAGCGTGACCGATGGGGTATCAGCGGTGGCGGTCCAACTGGCTCGCTGACCCGCTCGGCGGCCCAACCCCCCACGGCGGGTTCTTCCAACACGTGGAAGACGCGCTGGAGGAACACGCCACGCTGGTGGCGGGCGCGTTGACGGTGCTCGTCTACAGCGGCGGCACCTACCCACCCCGCCCGGCGGTGCCGGCGGGGCAGGTGCGGTACGTGGACACGTCGGGTTGGTGGGTCAACACCGACTCGTCGGATTTCACTCACCCGTGGGGGTACGCGCATCAGCAACTCGCCCGCCTCACCGGTAGCGCGTTGCGGGGGGTGTTGGCCCGTGGCGGCACCTACGTCAACATCGGTGGTGGGGCGAAACTCGTGTCACCTGTGAGGTTGTGAATGACCGCGCCGTGCGACGCGTGGGCTTCCTACGATGACCTGCCTATTCCGGTGCAGGAATTGCACTTGGAGGAGGATTGGTGCGCCTATCTGAGACTCGCGTCGGACATTCTGTTCGCGGCGTCGGGTCGGCGTTTCCGCCCATCCCAAACGGAGACTGTCGCGCTCCGGGCGGCACCGCCCCGGCCGGGTGAGGGCTCCTACCCGTACCACCGTTCCTGGGGCAGGTGTGGGTGTTTTGTGGGGTTCGACACCACGAACCTGTGGCCGATCTGGGCGGCGAACCCGTTCACCATCGCCGGATTCGCGCGGCACTTCGAGCCCGCCGCTGTGCGCCTGCCCCGCTCCGACGTGACCGCGGTGACAGAAGTGCTGTTGGACGGGGCACCGTTCACCGACTGGCGCTTGGACGGCTCATGGCTGGCCCGCACGGATGGGCTGACGTGGCCCGTATGCCGCGACCGCGTGTCCGTGTCGTATCAGTTCGGTCGTCCGCCACCGGACGGGGGCCGGGTCGCGTGCATCACCCTCGCCACCGAACTCGGCAGGTTTGCCAGCCCGGAACCCGACCAGCCCTGCCAACTACCCCGGCGGCTCGCGTCGGTGACTCGGCAAGGCCTTACTTATGCGGCGTTAGACGACATGAAATTCTTAGACGATGGCCTCACGGGATTGTATTCGGTGGATTCTTGGCTCCGTTCGGTCAATCCCAAGGGTCGAAGCCAAGCGGCACGCTGCTGGAGCCCTGACATTCCGATGGGGACACGGAGGTGACCTCGATGGT